GCCTGCATCGGCCTGGAGACCAGGAGGGCGGCGATGCCAGCGCTGTTGGGCTTGAAGCTCGTGGCCATGGGTTACCTCCTGACGAGGGGGACGGCCAGGCCCAGGGGGTAGGGGGCCGGGGTCGCCTCGACCGTCCACCTGCCCGCGAGCGCGTGGGTGGTGGGGACGGTGACGGTGTCCCGTTGGCGGATCCGTGCGCCTGGCGGGGTGTAGAGGGTGGCGGTGTCGTCGGGGGCCTCGACGGTTGCCCTGTCGGTCATGCCGGTGGCGTCGGAGGTGCCGGGGGCCAGGAGGCAGCCTTCGATGGTGACCGGGTCGCCTGTGGTGGTCAGGTAGCCGTCGGCGTCGCGGTGGGTGGGGCCGGTGACCTGGACGTCGACGACCCAGCTGCGGGGGAAGGCGTCGATGATGCTCATCGTGTGCCTGCCACCCAGACGTTGCCGTTTCGGCGGGGGCGGTACTGGCGGGCCAGGGCGATGTCGTCGGGTGAGAGCATCGCCTGGCCGCCGATGGTCCAGGACGCGAAGGTCGCGGACTGGGAGAAGGGGCCGGTGGTGGTGGAGGCCTGGGTGGCGCCGGCGGCGGCCTTGGGATCGATCTTGAGGATCCGGGAGACGGAGTCGGCGACCTGGGCAGCGACGACGTCGGGGACCTCGGCGTGACCGGCCTGGTAGGTCATGGTGACGAACCGGTCTGAGGGGAGGTTGACGTCGACGTAGCCGTGCCGGAGGGTGAACGGTACGGGCTGGGCGTCGTCGTCGACGACGGAGGTGACGGTGATGAGAGGGAGACGTTGGGGGCGGGCGTGACGGCCGTTGACCTTGACCCGGTGGGTGTAGGTGACCGGGGTGAAGGTGGTTCGGGCCTCCTGGCAGAACTTGGCCGACAGGATGGTCAGCAGGTGCTCGACCCGCTTGCTCTCCTCGTCGGTCAGGTCCCGTCCGAGTGCCTGGGCCACGGCTTCCTTGGTCGCGAGCTTCACGGTTTCCCCGCCCCCTCTCCGTCGTCTTCTCGTTAGGTCGTCTTGCTGCCCTTGGGCGACTTCTGCCGGGCAGGGTCGGTGCCGGCGTCCGGGGCCTCGGGAGGCGTCTCGTCCTCGTTGGCCGGGGCGGTGGGCTGCGCCTGCTCGTCGGGGACCTGCTCGACGTAGCCGGCGCTGATGAGGCCGGTGGCGACGGTGTCGACGACGTCGAAGATCAGCCCGTTGTCTCCTTTGACTCGCATGTCACGCCGCCTTGAAGACCTGGACGGCGGTGGGGCGCGTGACCTTGCCGCCGTAGACGTGCAGGCCACGGACGCGGTCGGCGAACTTGTTCTCCGCCCGCATGGACTCGGTCTTGTTGACCTGTGAGATGAAGGCCAGGGACGGCGTGTAGATGCCGGCCGCGGTGGGCTTGGAGTCGTCGACCCAGGGGGAGACGACCACGTCGAAGCCGAGGAGACGGCCGATGATCGCCTCACGCAGACCCTCGGTGGTGTTGGACTTGTCGAAGGAGGTGAGCTTCGAGCCGTCGGAGAGGAGGAGCTCCTCGAAGGCGGCGTTGACCAACAGGGTCCGGTTGGCCTGGGGAACCTTGGCTGACGTCAGCCTGCGGCGCAGGCCACGGACGACGTCGTAGGCCGTCTCCCAGTTGGTCGGCGTGGTCAGGCCGGTGGCGGCGGTGCCGCCGGTCAGGGTCATGGTCGTCAGGAAGGCCTCGGCGTCCTCGACCAGGCCGGCGGCCGCGGACTCGGAGTACTTGTCCATGATCTGCTGGTTGGCCTGAGCGGCGTCGATGTCGTCGACGATGAAGTCGAAGGACTTCTCCTGGTCGACCTTGATCTCGATGCCGGTGTCGGAGACCTCGTCCGGCGAGGTCGTGCGCGGCAGGGTGCCGCCTCCGCCGGGCTTGGCTACCACACCCGTCTTGTAGTCCTTGACCTGGATGTCGACGATGCCGGGGATGTGGACGGTGTTTCCGGCCTTGAGATCGCCTTCGTAGTCGCGGTTGGCCAGGCCGGTCAGGACCGCCTTGTTGCGGAAGATCTCGAGGATGGAGGCCGCCCATACCTCGGGGATGAAGTGGCTGGTGGACACTGTGGCTCCTTTTCGGGAAGAGGGGCGTCAGGAGACGCCCATGATCTGGTTGAGCTGCCCGTCGCGGCGGGCCTTGTTGATCTGGGCCGGCGTCATCGCCTTGAGGTCCTCGCGCGTCAGCTGACGGGGCCCGGCGACGTTGTCCCCGCGCTGGCCGGCGTCCGCCGAGGACGTGGAGGCCGGCGGGGTGGTGGGGCCGCGCCAGGCGAGCAGACGGTCAGCGGAGGCGGTGATCTCCTCCTCCGTGGTGCCGGTAAGCAGATCCACGTCAACGCCCTTGGAGGCGGCGATACGGGCCTTGAGGGACGCGGTCTCAGCGGCGGCGGCACGCTTCTCAGCGGCCTCCTTGGCCTCCAGGAGCTTCTGCATCTCGCTCTTGGACTGCTCCTCGATCGCGTCGAACTGCTTGGCCTTGTCCGCGTTGGCCTTCGCCCGCTCTTCGTTCTGGCGGGACAGGGCCTTCCACTTCTCAGCCTCGGCCTTCCAGTCGACCGTTGCGGTCTCCGGGGGCGCCTGAGGAGCGGTGGCGGTGCCGGCGGTGTCGCCGGTGCTCTGGCCCGTGGGTTCCGTGGTCGTGCCGTTAGCGGTCTGACCAGCAGGCGGAGTGGGGGTGGTGACGTGCATAGTGGTTTCCTTCCCGTTTCGGGCATGACAAAGGCCCCTGCCGTTTCGGTAGGGGCCGGTGGTGGGCGCCCGCGAGCGCGGGCAAGTCGTGTAGAATCAGTGGTGAAGCGGGGTTCCCCCCTGGGCTCGCCTTGAAATAACAGGCCGTGTCACTGACACCAGAACGCCCGGGCATTGGCGGCCCCGCTTCAGTCTGCCGAGGCCAGGTTGATCTCCTCCAACTGCGCACCGTCACCCGACATCACGAACAGGCGGCGGATACGGCCATCCTTCACGTTCGCGTTGTAGCGGCTCAGCTGCCTGCGCAGCTTCTCGCTCAGGCGGTACGGGCCGAGGTCGATGACGAAGACGTCCTTGACCACGCCGTGGTTGTCCCTAGCACTGAGAACAGCCTTTTGGATGTGGCCCCTGATCGAGCTGTACTTCGTCGCGGTGCACTTGAGCTCGCAGACTGTCTCACCGCGGGTGAGCCACACGAAGTCGTTGGTGGACCTACGGCCGGGATCCTTGCGGATCCAGCGGGCGCGCTCCCCGCGGGCCTCGAAGCGCTCCAGAAAGTCGATCTCGTGGGACTCCAGCACCTCCTGGGCCAGTCCTGGGGCCGGTGCCAGATCGGACAGGTCCGACCTCAGGCGCCTCTGACGCCGCAGGCGCTCGGCCTGGGTCTCTGGCGGCCGGTTCCTACGGGTGGCTGCTGGTGTCGGCCCAGACGTCTTGGGCTCACGGGCTCTGCCGAGGGCCTTGTCAGGCTCCTTGGTCCTGGTGGCCTTGCGGCGGTCCTGCCGTGTCTCCTTGAAGGAGATGACTGGCCCGTACTCGCCGTGCTCGGTGGTCAGGATGATGTCCTTGTACTCCGGCAGGCGGCCGCCCCGGTCGGAGGCTCCGGTGCGTGCCTCGACCGCCTTGTGGGCAGCCTCCAGGGTCTCCTCGTCGATGACCTGGTCCACGGCCATGCCCGCGGGCAGGGGGCCGACGTTGCAGTCGCATCCTGGGTGGATCGGTAGCAGGTTCTCGACGTGGTAGCGCTGGGTGGAGGCGATGACGCACAGGGCGCAGTTCTCCCGGCCGGTCAGGATGCGCCGGTAGTACCGGCCACCGGTGGCTCGCATCGTGTCCCGGGACTGGACGCGCTTGGCGTTCTGGAGATCCCCTCCGATGAGCTGCGTCAGCCGCAGCCCACCGGCTGAGACGGCCTGCTCGAGCGTCTTGCCCCTGGACAGCGCCGTCCACGTAGTCATGCCCGGACGCTGGTAGACCTTCAGCGGGTCCACGCCGCGCATCCCGATGACCGCCTCACGGTCAATGGCGGGTGCCGTGACCGTGAGCCCGAGCTCGCTAGCACAGCCGATGAGGTAGGCGCGGGTCAGCTCGGCGGTCTGGAGCTGGCCGGCGAGGACCCTGGGGGCCAGGGCCCGTGCCATGGTCTCGACGGCCTCGTCCCGATAGTCGGGCATGGACGCCCACAGCTGGGAGGCGAAGGCCGTCAGGTCCTGACGGATCTTGTGAACCGCGGCGTCGTAGGCGCGTGCCAGAGCATCGAGGCGGTCCAGGTCAGCCATGCCCGCCCCCTACGTCATCGCTCAGACGGTTCGCCGGTCCTGGGTGCCAGGTGCGTCCGCGTTCCCGACCGGCTGCATCTCCTCCGACGTCGTCGGTGGCGGCTGGGTGGTCAGATTGAGTGCCAGCGCGAGCTGCTCCTCAGCGCGTCTCTGCTTGTCCTGGGCGATCTGCTCGGGGCTGTAACCCAGGATGTTCTCCTGGATCGTCTCCAGGGCCTCGCCGGCGGCCTTGGCCTGCGCCGCGGCCGCGTACCGCTCGGTCATGGTCACGGTGGCCGGCGGCGCGAACTTGACCTCGACCGTGTCGCCCTCCAGGGACTCGCCTTCGACCTGCAGGGCCTTGACGAGCATCACCGCCAGGGCGGGTTTGAACCGCAGGATGCGGTCCTGGGCCTTGAAGACGAGCTGCTGCATCGGCTGTTCGGCGCCGGAGGCGGACTGGTTGGCGGCGTCCGGAAGCATCGCCGAGACAGGGGTGTGGGTCTCGGCGGCGAGCTCGCGCCAGTCGTCCTTCACCGCGCTGAGCATCGGTGTCAGGTCGACGGTCTGCGACTCCCAGATCTCGACGCCGGGAGGCAGTTCCCACAGCGCCCCTGGGCCGGGCTCGAACATCTCCTGGTAGTCGATGTCGTCGCCGTCGGGGTCCTCGTCGGGCAGGCCCGTACCAGGGTCCGTGGAGGTGGTCCGCAGGGCTCGCTGTCGGTAGGTCTGCATCGCCATCGTGACCAGGCGGTAGAGGATCCCGGTGTTGATACGGTCGATGAGGCCGGTGTGAGCCTCGAACTCCCCCATGCCGTCCTTGTTGCCCAGGAGCACGATCGGCGGATCCCCGGCGTAGACGTCGAGTCCGTCCAGGTCCCACTTACCCTGCACGCGGCTGATGAGCTGGTTGCGCTCGTTGTAGACGCTGCGGGAGTAGGTGGCCTTGACACCGTCGACCCAGACGATCATGTGGTCAGCGCCCTCGGACACGGACCGCCAGACCTTCACGGCCGCGAGCGCCTTCCACGGGCGGACGGGGTCGGGCTCGGCGTAGAACTGCTCGGGCATCTCCCGGGTGATGACGGCCTCGCCGTTGTCGTCGCGGGTGACTAAGAGGTAGCCAGTGCCGACGGTGAAGGCGTCGCGGGCGGCGTCCTTGAAGGCGACGTCGAGGCGGTTATCCCTCCAGATGCGGCGGGCCTGGACGGCTCGGGGGCCGTCGGGGGATTCTCCGACCAGGATCCCGTTGGGGATGAGGCGCTCGACGAGGGTGTCGACGATGAGTGCGCCGGCGTTGGCCAGGGCGCGTCGCTGGAAGGCCTCCCAGGACTTGCGCAGGTTGGGGCCCATCTCCGGCAGGGGCGCGTGCCCGTTGGTGTAGCCGCGCAGACGGTCCACGCGGGGACGCGAGGCGTCCATCCGGGAGGTCAGGAAGGTGACCCACTGGTCGAGCGTCTTGCTCATGGTCCTCCCTGTCATCCGTAGAGCCGGCGGGGCTTGCGTCGTCGCTGCGGGCGGGTGGCGCCCTTGCCGACGGCGTCCAGGCCCGCCCGGTAGGCGAACATGGCGCCCCAGGCGGCGTCGATCTTGGAGTAGTCCTGGTCATCGGCCGGCTTGGTGAGCACGTAGCCGGCCTGGCGTGGTGAGCGCCGGGCGTTGAGGAAGTGAGCGGTCATCTGCGGGTCACCGTCGTAGGTGAGGCGGCCCTGCTGGATGGCGGAAAGCAGCTGGGCAAACCCCTCGCAGGTGGCTGAGACGTTGCGCTGGGGGTAGCGGATAGGCTCGGCGGCGCTGATGCGTGCCCGCAGGCGGCGCGAGTAGGTGGCCTCCCAGGTCTTGACGTCCTGCGCCCAGCCGGCTGAGGGGTCGGCGTAGAAGCCGACGACGTTGTAGCGCTCGAAGGTCTCCCGGACGGTCTGCTCGATCTCGAGGCGCGGTGGCTGCCAGCCCTCGCCCTTGGGGCCGTCGGGCTGGGACCAGATGCCGATCTTGAACAGGTGCTGCTGGGTGACCGAGTAGCCGATGAGGACCGTGGAGTCGGCGATGCCGATCTTGCGGCCCTCGGAGCCGTCGAAGCCGAGGGTGATGGGCTCGTTGGTGGTGACGGTCTTGCTGTGGTCCTCGATGGCGCGCAGCTCGGGCATGGTCAGCCAGGCGTCGGAGGCGGCGCCGACCTGGTTGAGGAAGTCGGCGCACATCTCGGCGGGGTCGTTGTCCGTCTCCCAGAAGTCGTCGGCGGTGCGTTCGATGTTGACCCAGCCCGGTGAGCAGGGAGGTTCGTGAATGGCGCACCCGCGGGGGTCCGCTGAGGCGTCGCCGTAGGCGATGCGCAGGCCCTCGATGAGGCTGTCGCGGTCGGAGATGTCGGTGTCCAGCGGCGCGGCCCGGAAGTCGTACAGGAGGCGCCTGGCAGCGGCCTCCTTGACCTTGCCGGCCTTGATCTGCTCGGCGTAGCGGGCCGTCGTCTCGGCGACCGAGTTCTCGCCGATCGTGTAGGCGTTGGGGGTCTCGATCGTGACGCCGCCGAGCTTCGTGGCGTTGTTGCGCAGCGTCTTGGCGAGCTTGGGGCCGCCGTTGCTGGGCACCCAGGTCTCGGTCTGGTCCAGGACCGCCATGACGGCGCGCGCGCCCTTGACCGAGGTCGCCGAGGAGGTCCGCTTCTCGATCCTGCCGCGGCGCATCGTGACGAAGGAGTCCAGCGGGTCGACGTCGTACTCATCCTGGGCCGGTGAGCCCCGCAGCATCTCCAGCAGCGGCGCCCAGGTGTTCGCGGTCTGGTCATCGGTGGTGGCCGTGACCTGCACCAGCGGAGTCCGCCTGGTCGCCCACGGCACGCCCACCGGCTGGCCGGCGGCATCCCACCCATCGCACAGCACGGGCCCCATGGCCTCAACACAGCAGATCGCCGCCAGGAACGGGCTCTTCCCCCATCCACGAGGACGAGAGATGACCGCGCGGGACTTCACCCGCCTGCCCGTAAGCGGGTCGAGCTCGTAGAGCCGCACCAGGAAGTCCAACTGTTCCTGCGTCGGGACGAAGGGCAGCAGGTCGTCGCAGTCGGGCTGCAGGAGGAAGTCAGTCATCCAGTCGGCGACGTCGTACCCCAGAGTCGGGAACTCATCATCCTCATCCAGCGGGGACCACGGCATCCGGCCGCACCCCCTCCATCAGTCGACGACGCGCAGCACCTTCGAGCGAGCCCGCGAGCGCGATCCCGACGCGGCGGCGGGCTCTGCGACCTCAACAGCGCCTCCGGCCTCGGCGCTATCGGCGACAGCGAAGACGATGCGCAGGCGGGCGCGGTCCTCGGGGGTGGCGCCGAACTTGGCGACGCGCAGGCGCAGCTCGGGGCCGAGCCTGACATCGCCCTTCCAGTAGCGGGCGTGGAGCAGAGCCGTATCCATCAGGAACGCCCAGTCGACGTCGGTGTAGTCAGTCGACAGCGGCGACTCGGCCCACATGCGCCACCAGCGCTCGGTGATCGCCGGCCAGTGGAAGCGCTTCTTATGGACCGTCCCGTCGTCGTCGGTGACGTCGACGTAGATGGTCGGCAACCTCGGCTGGGTGACCGGCACAGCGGGTAGGACCTTGAGCGGCTCCGGATCTTTGTTACGGCGCGCCCGCTTGGACGGATCCTTGGGCTGCGGCCCTCTGCCTGCCACCTCTCCACACCCCCAAATCCCTGTTATTCCAACGAATTAGCCGTTACACTTGAGTCTATGAGGATATGCGGCAGGCCGGGGTGCGACCGCCAGATCAGCGGCTCGAAGCGGGCCGATAC